TGTTAAGACGCTCTACGGAACCTTCTTGCCTGGTGAGACAATCACTAGTGAAGAGGGCGATCTCCTCCGTATTGCACAAGAGAATACTATTTCTCACTTTGTTGTTGCAAAACAAGGAACTGGTTATACAACAGGATCCAGAATTTCTATCAACGGAACTCGTTTTGAACTCAAGGATATCAATGTAGGTATCAATGGTGGAACTCTCTATAAAGTAGAAATCCTCAATAGAGATGTCACACAGACAGAATATGCTGCACCCCCAACCATTGACATCGAAGGAACCAGCACAATTGTTGCCAACGTTGTTCCTGTTCTATTCAAGAACACAGTTCTGACTTATACAGCACAGAACGTCAAGTCTCTATATTCGGAGTTTGGATCTTCTAGCAAGTTCTCTGCTGACGTTGAAACTCAAGACACAGCATTCTCCGAAACAAAAACAGTAACTCAATTTACTTTTTCTGGCACCAAAGGATATAAGTTCCTTGAGTGTAATGGATTTGGTGCGGACGCATCGTTGATGCTTGTCCAAGGTGATGTTATCCAGTTCAATGATGATACAGGTAGACTCAATAAGTTCATCGTAGATCACGCAACAGTTCCCAGAGGAACTGATAAGTCTAGAGTCTATTTCAGTAGTGCTCTTCCAGATTCAGTAACTTCTGCAACTGTTGTTAGATTACGTCCTGTTATTAATAATGGAACAACATCTACCTTACTATTCCCAACAGGTAGTAAGGAAGTTGGTAGTCTCGTCAAGTCTACTGAAGATACCAAGATCAGTTACTTCATTAGAAGAGATTTTGTAACCACTGGTAGTGATAATGGTGGTAACATTACTTTCGCTGCACAACTAGATTTTGGCACACAGCGATTCACTCAATTCACAGAAAGAGACTTCCTTATCACAGTCCTCGACAAAGGTGGTTCTGATCTAGTAGAGACTGGTGATGTCATTTATGTTTCTCCAGATTTTGTTAGCATCTTGAATACTACAGATGCTACATCTGGATTGTCTTCAGGTAGTATTACACTTACTTTCCCTGGTAACTACTTTGGCAATAACGTAACGAACTTCCCTAAACTGAAGTTGACCGCCACCATCGAAGTCTCCAAGGGTAGACCAAAACTTAAGACAGCAGTTAAGAACAAGAGAATTGTTATCACCTCTGCTGGTGATCAAGTGCTTCCTCTACGTGGTCTTGATTACGACAGCGATAGCAGTGAGGTTCTATCTTTCTCCGATGCATTTAAAGTAAGGTACATCTATGAAGGATCAGCATCTGCTCCCCCAACAGTTGATGTCAATGGCAATCTGGTTGTTGGTACAGATCTTACTGACAGATTTACTTTTGACGATGGACAAAGGGATACATTCTATGACGTATCCAGAATCGTATTAAAACCTGGATTTAATCCACCTACTGGTCAAGTTGTCGTTGCTTTTGATTACTTCGAGCATTCTCAAGGTGACTTCTGCACGGTTGACTCTTATATCCATGAAGCAGGTGTTGTAGCAGATGAGATCCCCGACTTCAACTCTGCTGTACATGGCAATTTGAGCCTGAAGAATGTCATTGACTTCAGACCCAAGGTAGATTCGACTGCCATCATTACTGGTTTCCAAGACACTTCATTGCTGTCGCAAACAGAATACATCAACTTTATTGGTGCAGGCGGATCTGTATCCAGCACACCATCTTCTGCTAGATCTCTGCCATACACCATTTCCTTTACTGAATCACAGTATCTGGATAGAATTGATGGCGTCTTCTTGAATAAGAAGGGCGAGTTTATTATTAAGCAAGGCAATGCATCTCTAAACCCAAGTAAACCAGAGATCATTGAAGATGGTATTCCTCTCTACTACATTTTTGTCCCTGCTTTCACCAAGTCAAGTAAGGATGTAAGAATTACTCCTGTTGACAACCGTCGTTTCACAATGCGTGATATCGGTAAACTGGAGAAGCGTATTGAGCGTCTTGAGTATTACACCACCTTGAGCATTCTTGAGCAACAAGCACTCAACATGCAAGTCAAGGATACTCTAGGCATTGACAAAACCAAGAGTGGTTTCCTTGTAGACAACTTCGAGACACATAGCGTAGGTAATGTCAAGTCTATCGACTACCTGTGCTCAATCGATGCTCAACAGTCTGTCTTGAGACCACAGTCCAAAGAAGATAACTTCAGATTACAAGAAGTCAATAGAAGAGCAGATCAAAGAAGAATTGCTGGATATGCAAACTCTAATGGTGTTGTAACTCTACCATTCTCCGATGTTGCATACGCAACTAACGAGTTTGCAACCAAGACGGTAAATCCAAACCCATTCGTTGTCATTCAATATGTTGGCGATGCTGCTGTTCATCCTAATGTTGATCAGTGGTATAACGATACTGTTGCTCCTCTGGTTACAGATAACAACACAAATCTGTTCTCTGTATTCCTCGGTAAGCAAGATGTTCGTGTTGCATTCTCTAGCATCTATAACTCCTTTATTATCAACTGGGTTGGTGTAGATAAGTCTTTCTACAACCTCAAGAGTTTTGCTGAAAACAATACAAGAACTGCAGAAGCAACTGTACAAAGTGCAACTGTAGCGACTTCTTCCAATATCAGTCCACAGAACAACGAGATTGCCAAAGGTGTAGGATATAAGACTGTCAATGGATCTAACGTAGCGAATGCGCTTAAGTTCTTCGCTAGATCTGTTCCTATCAAGTACATTATCAGAAGAATGAAGCCAAGGACACGATTGAGTGTCTTTATGGAGAAGAGAGATATTGGTCGCTGGGTCAATCCCGACTCTAGATTTACTGGAATTGCAGGAAACTCTTCCACAGTATTCAACGGCAATATCACTACTGATGAATATGGTAACGCTAGTGGCATTATTCTTGTTCCATCAGGATATGCTCCAAAAGAAAATACTTCTTGGACAGGTGATGTAAATACGGTCATCATGGATGACACTTCTGAAGAGTTGTATTTCTCCACAGGCGCAAAGACTATTAGATTTACTTCTAGTTCTTCTGACGCTGACATTGCTACAGTAGATTCTTTTGCAGAAGTCAAGTTCTATGCAACTGGTCTCCTACCTGAAGCACCAGCATCTATTATCTCTACTGCACCTGCTATCTTTAAAGCGAACGAAGGTGTACAGACTATTGATAGCAACACCGAGAACACTGCCAGACCAAACCCAATGGCACAGACCTTCACTGTGGAAAACTTTGAAGGTGGTATGTTTACTACAGGTGTTGATCTATTCTTCAGTAAGAAGAGTGCAACCATTCCTTTGAGAGTTTACTTGACTAATGTCGAGAGTGGCAAACCTGGCAAGTATATTCTACCTGGATCCCAGAAGACTCTGTACCCAGACACTTTTATCAAGGTATTCTCCTCTGGAAACATCACTATTAAGAAGGGTGAGTACATCACTGGTAGACAGAATCTTGCCTCTGGTCCTATTGCCAAAGTTCTAGATAGAAACAACTTTGAGGTTGTGCCTTCTGCTAACGGTGACATCTTTATCACTAATGAGCAAGTCTATACCTTTGTCTTGAGCAATCATAATGGTTCTTCTTTTGTTGCTAATGAAGATCTAACACTAAATTCGGTCACTACTTATAACAATGCTAACAATGCTACCGTTGGTCTAAAGATTGCTAAAGATTCTGGTCGTGTTTCTAAACTGAACATTACTAATCTTGGATCTGGATACGAGAGTGCAACCATCACTATCGAGAGTCCTCAACTACCTGGTGGCAGCAATGCTACAGGATCGGTCAAGGTCTCTGGTGGTCAAATCTTCTTCAGTGAAGTTGCACTGGCAGGTAGAGGATACACCGAAGCACCATCTGTTGTCATCAGAGGAACTGGTGCTGGTAATAATGGTGCTGTAATCGAATCCGAGATCGAGATTGATGAACCAGCAGTCAGAATGGGTATTGCAGTTGATGAAGCAGGATCAATCCAATCTACAACTGCTACAAGATTTGATTTCGACTATCCAGTTTATCTACAGAACAATTCTGAATATGCACTCAACATCGAGTGTGACAGTATTGAGTATGAACTATGGGCATCTAGACTAGGTGACACCGATATCTCTTCTGGTCTCGTTGTTAATGCACAACCACTCCTTGGTTCTGTATTCAAGTCACAAAACGTGGATAACTGGACCGAGGATCTATTTGAAGATATCAAGTTTACTCTCTATAGAGCAGAATTTGATAACTCCAGAACTGGTGAACTTCTAATCAAGAATGAAGATCTTGGATACACTGCATTGCAGAACAATCCAATGGAGACATATGCTCTTGCAAATAGCACAGCAACCTCCCCACTCTTCAAAAACAATAGCTCTATCATTAAGGTATACCATAGAGATCATGGTTTTGAAACTGGAGGAAACTCGAAGGTATTCTTCAGAGGTCTTGAGGACTTTGCTGGATACGATGCAAGCACTGTAGAATCTTCCCTATTCCAAGTATCTAATGTAGGTATCGACACTTACAATATCGTCGGTCCTACTAGAGCATCTGATACTGGATTCTTTGGTGGTTCAACTGTACTAGCGTCTT